TAAGTCATCGACTTGTTCTTTTAATTCTCTGATCCCATTAAGCAATAAAGGTATTAACTTTTCATAATTAACAGCGAGATATCCATTATCCCTTTCCTCTACACAATCCGGCATCACTTCTTGTACCTCTTGGGCGATAACCCCATAAGTATGTCCGTCGTGAGAGTGGACATTCTTGGGCCGTGTTTTCATCCAATCAAATTCATAACCTTTTATTTTATCAATTTTTTGTAGGGCATTGATAATTGGTTTAACATTTTTCTTTAATCTGATATCAGATGAATAATAGGCCGTTACATCATTTGTGGCCCTAATTTCTCCAGTGGTTCCAGATGCAGCAGTACCCACCCCAAGGCTGTCGTGCTGTACATCACTACCAGTTCCAAGGCCCAGATTAGTTGCAGCAGTACCGGCTGAACTAGCACCAGTACCACCATTAGCAACAGATAAATCCGTTCCAGACCAAACAGAATTATTAATTGATACCCAATGCATTCTCTCACTTGCTGACGAATTGTAAGCAAGACATTGATTCATTTGTGGGGGGTTTTGCTCGTAAACATCTAACTTGTAGTAATCAACAGAGTCTGCTGCTATCTTTACTTTTGTAACTGCGCCAGTTTCGAGATTATCAGTAGCGACAGCATCATCGTTTAATTTTCCAGAGTCAATACCTTGATCTGCAATTGTGTCTCCATCAACAGCATTGTTAGCCATCATAGTCTCAGTGATACCATTAGTAGGTATACTTAATGTGACACTACCAGAAGTTCCACCACCGGTAAGACCACTACCGGCAGTAACACCGGTAATGTCTCCAGAATATTGATCAGCAGTTAAGTAACCAGAATCATTTGTCCATTGACTAATGTTCCCACTCTTGTTCGTAAACGTCTGGGAATTACTCGCAGTTGTTGTTCCGGTATTAGTTGTAAAGCCAGAATTATTATTTAATTCTGATATATTTTCCCCGGCCGTTATTACTTTCTTATATGCCATTAGTGTCCGTTCTGTTTATCCACTGCACGTTTAAAAGCACTTGACATTTTATTTAAGATCTTAGCAATGATAGGAGCATCACTGCCTTTTATTGTACAATTTTCCACTGCTTGTTTTAATAATCCAGCCTC